CAATTCAAGCGTGTACTCAGCTTTCAGAGCACGAGACTTGGCGGTCACCGACACCTTGTCGATGCTGAATGCCATCTCGCGGAAGTCAGGAGAACCAGAGGTTCCCAGTGCTTCCAGGTAGTCACGGCTAGCACCCTGAGCGTTCTCGTAGCGAGCATCGCCAGAAGCGTAGGTAGTGCTGTCGTTCAGGATAGCGGGGTTGTCGCCTTCAGCATCGTTGTTAGCAGATGCAGCTTGGAAGGAACCGTCGCCACCGTTGCCAGGTCCAACGTAACCAGCGGTAGGATCGTAACCAGCACCACCCTCGGCAGAGAAACCAGGGTTGGGCTCGTTGAACAGAGCTTCAGCACCACTACGATCGTTGTAGTGAGACTTCATTGCGAAGATCAGTCCAGTAGGACCGCTCATCGGTTGCACGCCACACACGTCATAAGCGACGAGGTTAGGCATAGCGCGGCGCATCAGGCTGATCAGGATCGGGTCGAAACCTGCCAGACCAGAGGAACCGTGGGAAGACTTAAGACCGTCAGCACCAACAGAGTTGATGGGAGCGGCTTCGGAGAGCATAGCGGTCTCTTCAGACAGAGCACGCTCTTGGTTTTCGAGGAGTTGAGCAGTCACCTGACGACGGTGAGAATCCTTGATCTCAGGGAGATCACCGTGATTCAGAACAGGTGCCCACTTCTCCTGCAGTTGATGGGTATCCATTTGTTTGCAGTTAAAGTTGGTTAGCGTTTATAATATAAAGATCACTTCTTACCGAGTGCCTTCACGTATGCCTGCATAACAGGTGTGTAGTTTTCGGTGAGACCTTCCACAGGAGTTTCCGACTGTTCGGTAGCAACAGACTTGCTTTCCGAGAAGTAGGAACCCTTGATGGTATTAAGCTTCTCTCTGTAAGTCTCTTCGTCCTTGAAGGAAACAGCTTCCGCGAGGGAAGCAAACTTTTCTTTCTGGGTATCGGTGAGACCTTCGCTCATTTCGGCAACAATGCCTTCACGAGTAAAGTCAGAGATGCGATTAGACAGTTTCACATTCGCTTCAATCTGTTCGTTGAGGCGATCTTCCATTTCACGAAGGGAGACGTTCATAGATTCCAGAACATCTTCTTTGCCCTCAGGCACATCAATGTAATGGTCATCGAAGAGGGACTTGAGTCCGCCAATGAAGGACTCGGTGAGTTCCACCTTCAGACCAGTGTCGATAGCAACTTGGTTCTCTTCGAGCCAACGCTCAGAAGTATACTTCAGCATACCATCGACTTCTTCTGCTAAGGAAGCACGAACCTTTTCGACTTCCTCAGCAAGCTTGGTGTTGTACTGTGCTTCCAGTTCCTCAACAATCGAACCGATCTTTGTTTTAACAGCTGCTTCAAAGATGGTTGCTGCTTTTTCCAGGAACTTCTCAGACAGTTCTTCGCCTTCTGCGAGTGCTGCAACGTCAGCACTGAGGTCCACTTGAATGTCCTCACGACGGGTACCATAGGAGATACCTTGATCCAGTTTAGGCTCAGATCCGCTCGGCTCATCTTTGCCATCACCACGAGTCTGACCATCAGACACGCCGCTCAGGGTAGCATTGTCCTTGAGCTTGTTGCTGTCGTCGGTAGACTTGTTATTGGTAGGAGTAGGACCACCCAGATCCTGAATTGCCTGACCAGGCACCAGGGAGGGATCCAGTTTACCAGGAGTTTGATCGCCAGGATTTGCCTTGGCGTTCACTGCAGTTTTGGACTGAGTGGAAGGAGCAGCGGGCTCCGAGCCAGGCACCGTGCTGCTGGGAAGTTGCATTTCTGCAACCATCTCCTCAAACTTTTCGTTAATCAATTGGGACATCGGAGTAAACCTCTAAGCTTTTTATACTGTTTATGTCTAGATTTATTTATAAATTAAAGAGAGTTCAAGAAATTCTGAAACACTCTAAGTTTCCGCGTCTCTAATTCGCGGCGCTCACTTTCAGAAATGAACTTCTGATATTTAGCGACTTTTGCTTCGTGGATGGCACCGTTATTCCAGACCCACTCTTTACCTTCCATAATGCCATTAACAAAAGCATCAGGAGCGGAAGGATCGGCAACGATGTCAGCAGCAGTTGCTAACATAAAGTCATCTCTTACATAGGAAGTATTCTCACGACGGTCAACGGAACCGAGACCTCTAGAGGACACACCCAGCTTCACACCTTCATCCAGCAAGTTCTTTGCGATCTTACCCATAGGGGTGTCGAGAATCTTTGCTTTACCAATAAAATTGGTACCCTCTTTTTTCAGAGAGACAATGCGGTGCGATACGCGATCGAGGTTGATGGTGGGACCATCGGGATGACCCAGTTCACCAACTGCACGTGATTGCTCAACGTGCTCCTTGATATACTTGTTTACTTCACGCTCAAGAACCGACAGAGGATAAACTCTGTTGTTACGATTCTTCAGTTCTGCTTGAAGGAACACACCTTCAATGTAGTGATTTTTCTTACCGTTAGATTCCTCTACGATAAGATTAACCTCTTCAATCGTTTCCGTTATCAGTTTCATCTGTTTGTGGTTCAGCAGTTGCCTCTGGTTCTTTGCCCACATCACCAAAATAAGATTTGGCGAGAACGTCGGCATAAGTATCTAAAGTCTCTGCGGATTTACCGTAGAGCATTTGGTTGATAGCATCGATAGCTGCAGCACGATTGCCGTCAGAGATAGCATCAACCACCGCACGTGCGGAAACATCAGGTGTTGTATTGTCCATAACAAGTAACCAGTATAGTATTATTTAGCTTTCTAGATCGCTAGAGCTTCCGCCACCCAGATCGGGTTGGTTTTCTGGAAGCGTAGCATCAATAGGAACAACACTGGGAATGATTCCAGCAGCACGTTCTTTCTTGATTTGAGCTTCAATTTCTTTCCGCTCGGTGTCGGTTTGTTGAAGAACTTGCTTCTTAATATACTCGGCAGAGAAGTAACGACCAAGGTATGGTTCCATCTTGATCGCAAGATCAACACGGTTGTTATTAAGTTCCGCGTCTTTTAATTCTTGGAAATGATTGTCGAACAGGAAGTCATATTGAATATGCTCACGCATATCCTCCCACTCTTCGACACTAATGACTCGCTTCAGAACGAGTTGAGTCTTCAGAAGATCATCAAACAGAACAGAAAACTTTTTACGGAGGCGACCGACGAACTTGGAAAATTTAAGTTCGTCACGAAGAATTTCATTACTTCTTCCGAGACTAAATCCTTTTTCTCCATCTAACCGACTCGGGGGTAAGTTGAGCGATTTAAAGAGCTTCGTTCGGAAGTACTCTACATCCTTTAACTCACCAAGGTTTTGCCCGCCAGGAAGGGTAGAGATTTCGGTACCGCGCCCTCCCTCGCGGCGAGGAAGCCAAAAGTCTTCCAGCATAGACATATGCTTTTTATCATCGCGAATCTCACCCGTGTTAGCATCATATACCAGCTTATTGCGATACCGATTCATAACATCGCGAAGGTATTGTTCCGCCTTAACTTTAGGCAGGTTACCAACATCGATGTAGAAAATCCTGCGCTCAGGTGCTCTACTCAAACGGTAGATGACCAGAGCATCTTCGATCATTCTCAGCTGGTTCAGAGACTTGATCGCTTTATGCAGGAACGAGAGTGTGATCTTCTGGTTCAGATCCATCAAACCTGAATTGGTGTGAGCAATAGCATCCATCGCGATGCGGATACCTTTTTGCTCAGGTCCATTCATATTCAGGAACCCTTTCGGATTGTAGATGTAATACTCATCGTGATTTCCAAAATCATAATCAAGGGCAGAAGGTTCTTGACCACCATTAGCACGACGTGCGGCATTGGGATCCTTATCGTTCTTTCTGATCTCGCGAACTTTTTTGATCTTCAGTGGATCAATATAACGAAGCTCGGTAATACCAAGCTTAGGGTTGTTGAGATCAATTACCTTGTGATAATGAAGTCTTCCGTCAATATACCAACGGCGGAAGATCTCGTGAGACTTGCGATCAAAATCAAGCATACGCTTGACGTTCTCAAATTCCTCACGAATTTTGGTTTTAATATTTTCCCCTACCTCAAGATTAGACAGCTCAATCTGAACTGGAGTGTCATCCAGATCAGAAATGATGGCTTCATTCACCACTTCGTCGATGGCAGTATCGACTTCTGGATGAAGCGCCATATCACGATAGCGACGTATCAGCTCGTACTCGTTACGAGTCTGAACGCCGCCATCTAAGTCTACATATTGCCCAAAGTAACCACCAGCAATTGTGGTGATCGAATCATCCTGTGATGGAGGGATCGGGGACTGACCCTTCGGTCCCTCCTTTCTCTTGATAGAGAATCCAAATAGTTGAGCCATTATATTATGGAAAATACCTAATACTTAGGTATTTAGTCAATCAAGCAATGATGTTATCGTACTCTTCGCTGTTGTCACCAGAGGTCCAGTACTGGACTTGGAATTCAACAGTGAACTCTTCGATCTGATCGTTGCTGTCATAAGCGAGATCAATCTGAGAGATCTGAGTCGGGAAGCAACCCCACAGCTTGTAGGTCTTCACATAGTTGTCTTGCTTCTCTTCACCAGAGCGACCCAGTTGGTGCACAACCAGATCCTTGGTGTAACCATCGCCGCCCTCTTCGGGGTTGATCAGTTCAGCGATGTTGTCCTCGTGAGCATTGATGCTCTGCAACCAAGCTTCAAACAGGTTGCGGAGACGGAAGTCCACATCGTTGATGATGGTGACACTCCAGGTGTCGAAGGTTCTGTCGCCAGCGACCTTCACAACGCGCCCACGGAAGGGCACGTCGATAACACCGAGGTTGGAAGCGGGGAGAGCAGCGGACTTACACAGGAAAGAACCGAGCTCTTTGTCTGCCTGGGAGACACCCAGACCATTAGGCCAATCTAACTTCACGCGGAATAGATTGGGTTTGACTCCACTCTTTACTTTTGAGAGGAAGTCTTTTACGTTACTTGAGACTGCCATTGGTTTTTATACCTCTATGAATTTATTTAGAAGGAGAAAGAGTGGATTGGATCATCTACCGACGATCTCATCAAAGCTGATACCTGTACGGGTAGCAACAAAGGTGATGGTGATGAAGTTGATCGAGCGAGAAGGCTTCAGATAGATCTCGGCAACAAATTCGTTGCGGTCGATCACGTCGCCAGTGTTGTTGGTGTCGTCACAGATGACGAGATAATCAGTCAGACCACGACGTGCCTTGACTTCACGGAGGAAACCGCCAACAGCGTTAGCGAAGGAAGAACGTGTGATCTCATCGTTCAGATCGAAGAGGACGTTCTTAGCAAGGTTCTCAACTTGCTTCTCAACCGTCAGGAACAGACGACGGACGTTGATACGGTCGAAGGCGGAAGGAGTGCTGAGAGCAGTCTTATCACCATAGAGGACGGTACCGCGACCAGGGAATGTGGAGATCGGGTTGATGCGTGCCTGATACAGCTTGTCGCGATCAGACTTAGCGGGGGTGTATGCCAGTTTGATCACACCACGGAGGACACCGCGAGTGAAACCAGCAGGGGAGAACCAAGGATCCAGATCAGCACCTGTCTCAACACAGAGACCAGCAACGTCGCCATTGCAAGGCACGTAACGATAGGTATCGTTGAAACGATCATAGATGTACTTCCAACCGCTATCAAACACAGCGTAAGAAGTAGAAGAACCAACGCCATCGAAGAAGTCGATCACGTTATCGCGCTGGGCAGAAGTGCTGGTAGCAAGAGTACCGATCACGGCAGCCTTGTAAGGAGACACAAATGCCATACAATCCTTTCTGCTAGAAGCGATGTTGATGCACTTCTGAGCAACTGTGATCGAGTCAACGCGAGTATTGAGCAGAGGACCAGCAAGGATGTAGTCAACGGTGATTGCTTCGGTATCAGCGAAGTAATCGTAACCAGAGGTCAGATCGCCAGCAGTAACAGCATAACCATCCACGCCACCAGCGAGGCTGTAGGACTGGTAACCCAGCATTGTGTAGGTGCGACCATCCGCAATGCCGCTACCCCAGATGCCAGTGGTGTAACCAGCGTAGTTAGAGTCAACGTTAGTGGTGTCGTGCTTACCGTAGTACAGGTACTCGGAACCGAAACGGAGAACGTTGGCGTAGTAGTTGTCAGCACCCTCAGCAGTTTGAGAGCCAGCAGACTTAGACACGTTCTGGAACTTCTCCAGGACGGTGTTCTTGGTGCCGCTGATCTTGCCAGTAGCATCCAGGACCACGATGCTCAGTTCGTCATACTTAGAACCGAAGTTCTCAGCATACTGAGAAGTACCAGGACGGGAAACCAGAGTGTTCCAGTTGATGTCGGTACCAGAAAGCTTCAGGTTGTCCCACCACTTCATTGCGGCAGTAACATCAGTAGCAGTCAGTTCAAACACGTCACTGCCATCAGCAGCGGCAGCAGCGGTAGTGCCGAACTGTCCACGATCAACAGCGAGTTGAGGAGCGGAAGAAATGTCAGTGACCTCAACGATCTCGCCAGATGCCAGCAGCAGGTAATCGCCAACAGCGATGTTTGTTGCAGCGGTCACGGTGATGGCAGCATCGCCAGCAGCAATAGCGCCGTCGAGAGTAGTAGCAGTTCCACCAGTTTCCTTAACCAGCAGATTAGCAGTGCCAGCAGCAAATGCGCCAGTGGTTTCGATCAGCTTGAGGGAAGTACCACCAGCAGGATCTTCGTAAACTTTACCAGTTGCGCCTGTGGAAGCGTATGCCATCGCACCAGCAGTTGCTGTCAGAGCAACGCTAGTAGTCAGGGTAACATCGTAACCGTGGTCAACAACGTGAACAGAGATGTTGTTGCCGTAGCTACCAGCAGTCTTAGCAGCATAGTGCCAGGACTGAGCGTTGTCGAAGTGGTTGACGGTGTACTCGGTATCGTTCTCGATCAGAGTAGCGGTAGCGCTATCAGACACAGCGTTAACCAGTCCGCTGGTGCCGACGCGAAGGACTTGCAGCTGACCGCCGTAAGACAGGAAGTTGGTTGCAGTGAACCAATACTCAGCGTTGTCCTCGTTCGGGCGACCGAAAGTTTCGAGTAATTCTTTTTCGTTTGTGATGTTGACGATTTCGTTAACAGGACCGCGTTCAAACGGACCCACGAAAGCGCCCACGTTATCGATAGTATTATCGATACGTGCATTAGTTAAGTCGCGTTCTTTAATGACGACTCCAGGTGATACTTGCCCTGCCATTGTTGTAGTGCTCCTGAAATGAAATCCAGTGGTTTCTTAAGTTATTTATTATTTTGGACCCTTTCAGTGGGGAAACACTGCGTGAACTACCAATCAGGGTATTCCCAATATGCGTTGGCAGCTTTTCTTGCATTAGAAACTCTGCGAATGGTGCATTCCTTACATTCGTATGCATACGAACTGGGAACATTCCCACGTTTTTTTCTGGTTAGATAAAAACCATCTACAAGATCTTTAGTCTCGCCACAGGTTCTGCATTTCCTGTCGCGAAATAATACAGCTTCAATTGAAAACTGTTCTTCTAGATCCATTAGATATACGGCATCATATACTCTACTTCGTACTGTTTAGTGCCATATTCATCTACCTGCCACACATTGCCATCTTCGTCAACTATAGTTTCTGTATCCAATCCATTATCCATAAAACCAAAAGGTGCCATATCTTGTTCGATTTCGTTGGCACGTTCGTCATAGATTCTCTTACGGACATCTTGATCCGTCATTTCTCTGAAGTAATCTTGCAGTACCATCCAAGAAAAGATTACATTACACATAACAAGGTCATCATTATATCCTTCGTCAGCTTCAAAAGAATCTTTCTTTTGGACAAAGGTGGTCAATTCTGCAATAGTCTCGTAGTCATTGATCAATAACTTATCTTCTTCAATCAAAGCTTTCAAGTTAGAGCATCCAAGTTTCTTAACCGCCTTGGACATCTTGACACCAAGCTGTGCCTTACCCCCAGAGAAACCAGATCCCATAATCTGACCTGCGCGACCACGCATTGCGCACATCAATAGATTAGAGTATTCTAGATCGTATTGAATGATAGCAGCAACTTGATCGCCAATGTCATTGACTTCCACCATAATATGTGCATTGTTATAGTTACGAGCTGTTTCTACAATAATGTTGGGAAATAGAATAGGTTTAATTTCGTTGTTCCTATACTTACCTATCAAACGATATGGGAACTCTGTGATATCAAAGATGCAGAAGGCAGAGTAATCCTGTGAGGTACCACGTGAAACGTCAACTGTCATTACATAGTCACGACCTTCTCTCCTAGGTTCGTAAATGTCTAGTCCAGCGTTTCTCTTAATCGGAGTTTCAAACGATAAAGATTTAAGCTTAGATGGCGCAATGAGTGTATCCTGCGATCCTAAGAATTCGCACTCAAATTCTTGAGTGAACTGTCTTTGAGAAGTGTTCTTGATTGTTTGCTCTTTCCAAGCTGCGTCTCTACCAGGAACCTCAGACCAGTGCACCTCTGTGGGTACATATTCATTTCTACTCTTAAGGGCATCGTTCCACATCTTGTAGAACATATTCATCCCGTTAGGAGTAGAGATGATAATTACTTTTGATTTCTTTCCGCTACTAATCGTCGGGTAAACGGAACTAAAAAACTGATCGCATATATGGTTGGGGATAAATGCAAACTCATCAAGGAACACAATATTGAAAGACATACCACGGATAGCGCTGGCACTAGTAGAAGCCGCGATAATTTTTGATCCATTTTCTAACTCCAGTGATCCTCGGTTCCAAGCTACAATACCTTGCTGCATCCAGCGTGGTAAATTTTCATAACTTAACTGTAGACGAGAAAGCATTTCTCTCGCCGTAGCAGCTTTGTTTGCTAGAATAGCAATGTTAACGTTTTCATTGAACAGCGCATAGTGAAGCAGGTAAGTCGTCACGATCGTAGACTTACCTGACTGACGCGGAAGCTTTGCAATATTAAATCTGTTTTGATGAAACTTCCACATCATCTCCTTCTGGAAATCATACATCTTAAAAGGTATGAGACCAGCGTCAACGTTAACGATTTTTAGATATTTGCTAGTGAAGTAGACAGGGTTATCCCGACACTTAATATACTCAGCAACTTGAGCTTTGGTAAAGTTCTGCTGAGTATTTGCTTTTTTTAGATTGGGATTACCAAGATAAACGTCACTTTGTGCAGGCATTATTCTTCTAGAAATTCAGGTTCGTATAACGGGCAGGGTTCTTCTCTAAGAGTCTCATTCTTTTTTTGTAGAACTTTACGCTGAAGCTCGCGCATTTCTTCTTCTTCCAAGTATTCTCTGTTTTCCATTAGATGATCGTGCAGTAGGGACCAGGAGTTCATTTTTCTCCTGTTAGGTAATTATAATTATAATCCATCAACATTGCGAAGAGTTGATTTTTGACGTAATGGAGATATTCCTGTTCTGATGCTGGTCTAGCAGGAGCACCAGGCCATATTTCTATCAAATAAGCAATGGAACTGTGCAAAGCTCGTACATCATCAATACTTAGATCAACTGTGCAACTCCACTCTGCTGGATCAAATTCCATTAAAGAGTCCCAAAAGACTGTCTGATTTCACGAAGTTCGTCAAAGTCTTTCTGTTTGGTTCCGCCATCATATGCCCAGGCGTAACCTTCTTCAATCATTTGTTCGTTAAGGGACAACTCTGCGTCCCCAATGTATAACCAGCCAAGAAGACGCCCATATTTGCCAACCCCGCCAACAAGTTCAGTGCGGATAACAAGATCATCGTCACCAGAAATCGCCCCTTCCAGTTTCTCTTTGAGCCAGTTTGTTGCGTCGATTCCAAGTGCTTTTTCTTCCTTATCTTTGGTTCGTTTTTCGGGCGTGTCCACGCCAGCAACTCTAACTCTCTCTTTTTTATAAAGGTCAAAACCGAGATCGATCGTAACATCGATAGTGTCTCCGTCAAGAACTCTGTTGATCTCCACTACTCGGAAGTTGTAACAACTCTTCCTGCTCGGGGGTGTCATCGCTCCCATCTTCTAGTTCCTCGTAAGCTAGCTTCAGTATAGTATATATGTAATAAGCGACACCCGCTAGAAGAATGATGAGACACCAGATGATACTCCAGGTCACATCATTTACATCTTCTAACGGGCGTAAAAATAAATTCACGGGTTTCTCGGATCAATATCTAAGCTTTTGAGATACTCTGTCCACCAGTCTGGATCTCTTTTTTGTTTCCAATCAGGAACTGGCAATCCTTGAAGCGAATAGTATTCGCTAATCGCTTCATCGATAGTCTGTGCGATCTCCATATTCCTCTTCCTCTTCATCAACGTCCGCATATGGATTTGCCACGAAGGGTCCTCGCTTTCGTAAAGGTTCTCGTTTGACATAATCAGTCTCGGCATTAAC